TGCCAGCCGATGCGGATACTGCCCTGAGCGGAAATACATTGCTTGCTCAACTGACTTTTAGTGACCCGAGCGCAGCCGCTGCGAGCGGGGTTGATTGGACGTCGAGTACAATTACGGCGGATTCTAGTGCGGATGCCACAGGGACTGCGAGTTTCTTTCGGTGCTTGGATTCTAACGCGAATGTGGTGCTTCAGGGGACAGTGGGCACGAGTGGCGCTGATTTGAACCTTAATAGCGTGTCTATTACTAGCGGTGATAACGTCGCGGTAACCAGTTTCGTGATTACTGAAGGGAATGCTTAATGGCATTTAAAGCTTCTAATTTAGTTCCCGCTGAAACGTATCGTCAGGTAAAAGGCGCTGCCGTTCAATTAAAAGCAATCTGTCAGGGCTTCAATGCCCGGCTTTTAGCGAATAACGCCGATTATCAGTTCTTGTATGATATTTACGTGACCCTTGCGCGCGCTAACAGTCAATTTGATGCGTTAAAAACAACGCCGGGGCTATCTACCTATGCCCAATCCCAGGAGGATGATGCGGCGTATGACGTAGCGGCGGAATTTACCGCCATGCAATCAGCGATTAATTCTGCACAAAATTGGATGGAAACAAATGTCCCAGTAAAGAATAGAACCGTGAAATCGGTAAACACCTGGGATTCAAGCGATTCTATCTTGATTAGTGATGTTTTCACACCAGCACAAACAGCGGGGTTAAGAACGCAGCTTGATGCGGTAATTGCCGCGATAGACTAATGGCCTGGTCTTCTGTCGCCCAGTATTCAAACTCGTCAAGCAGTGGCGTTGGTTCGATAACCTGTACGGTTGGAACTTCTGCGACAGCAAACAATTTACTATTAGCCTTTGTCGGCGTTAGGAATGGTGGGGATGCCTTTACTACTCCAACAGGCTATACGTTAATAGACACAAATAGCCGCACTAACGACGGTTTTGCGGCATATTATCGGATAGCATCAGGGACTAGCGCAGATGATTGCGCTTTTTCTTGGACTGATAACGGTCCTTGTCATGCTGTTGTTTGTGAATTTTCCGGTAATGACACCTCGAGCGTTTTTTCTGAGTCTTTGATGAAAACGTCCGACCTCGGAACGGACAGCACAACCCATACAACGTCATCATTGACCCCGGCAACCGGAAACTTAATAGTTCCGTTTTTTTACGTCATACATAATTTGGGTTGGAATACACCCAATACTTCTGCCACCACGATAAGCAGCCCGTTTTCTTTCGCGTATGAAAATACTGGGGGGGCATCTGGTGAGCCTTATATTGCTGTTGGCTATTATGAAGCGACCGATACAACCGCAAGAGCTGTTACTTTTACCACGGATGATGCTGGCGACGAGCGAGCTAGTATCATCGCGGAATTTGTCGCCGCATCTTCTGGGATAACCGGCACCGCTGCCCCCACAGAGGGCGCAGATACCAGCGCCGCGAGTGGGACGTTAACCGCCAACATATCAGGCACCCTTGCTCAAACCGAAGGCGCGGACACGAGCGCGGCGAGTGGCAATGTGACCGGCTCTAAAACCGGCACGGTCGCTGTGACTGAGGGGGCTGACACGTCAGCCGCTAGTGGCACCATACAAACCTTCATTACCGGCACTATTGCCGCGACGAACGGCGACGATACGAGTGCCGGGAGTGGTACAGTGACCGCACCTAACTCAATTGAGGGCACAGCCGCAATTATTGAGCTGGCGGACACCCTAGCAGCGAGCGGTATACGGAATACCACGATTACCGGCACTATTGCGGTTACTGAAGGGGCTGATTTTACTACCGCGAGCGCCGGAAACGGTTATTTGCCGGGATTAACGGGCAAAGAGACCCCCGAACAGCTTAAAGCCAAGCGAAATGCGCGACAGAGGTACTTAAACGTTGGTTGATGAACCTAAAAAACGCGGTAGAGGGCGACCAAAAGGCTCCAAAAGCGCTACTTCTATTAGAAATATGAAGCCTACGGAGTACAAAGCGCTCTCAGACATGGGAAATAGCTTTGCCGAGTCTGCTTACAAATATTTGAGCGCAGATTGCGATAATTTGCCCAAACCAAAGACCGCGATGGACAAATTAATGGAACATTCCTTCAAAATGGCTATTTCGGGGGATAAAACAGCGCACCAGTACGCTAAACTTATCTTTGAACGCGCAATTCCGCAGAGAAAGCAGGTAGAACACCTCGGAGAAGCGGACGCGCAGCGCTTAGGTGTTAATATTAACGTGATAACGGAGAAAGCAAACGATGAAAGCTTCACAATCGAACACGAATCAGAAGGGCGGAAAGAATCATTGCGGCCAGAATCTATCGGGAAGCGTGAGACTCACTAGCGCTAACCCTAACCAGACTCAAGTCTCTAACCAGAAGCCACGCGTCAAAGGCTAAGTCGCCTTTTTATTTGCCTAGCCAGTTAGTAAGCACTTACTTACATGGACTTGAATTTCCGCCTACATCCCTGTCAGTCCGAAGTATTTAACTCCGGCGCACGTTTTGACGTGGTGGCGGCAGGTAGACGCTTCGGTAAGACGTTCTACGCCAAGATTAAGATAATCACTGAGGCGATGAAGGTCGAAAGCGAGGAAGGGGCGCGGTTAGACATGGGGGACTGTAATGTCGCCTATATTGCCCCGACCTTTAAGCAGGCTAGGCAGATTATGTGGGGGCCGCTGTTAAATGCCCTTGCGCCGATGAAGCCTAGCGCGTCAGAGACAGACGGCGTGATTCGATTACCGAATAGCCGGAAAATCTACATATCGGGCGCCGATAACTACGATAACTTGCGTGGGAACAAGTTTAGCTATGTGGTGCTGGACGAGTTCGCCCAGATGAACCCGCAAATATGGGAGTACGTCTTACGTCCCGCGCTAATGGATGTTAAGGGCGGAGCGCTGTTTATCGGTACGCCTGAAGGGAAAAACCACTTCTATGACCTATTCCTGAAAGCGCAACAGACTGAGGGGTGGTCTGCTTTCCAATTTGAGTCCACTGATAACCCTTATATGCCGAAGTCCGAAATTACCGATATCTCCCTGGATATGTCGAGCGAGGCCCAGGCGCAGGAGTTAAAGGCGAGTTTTACCGCTGGCGGTGGCATGAAATTCAAAGATGAATGGATTCAATGCTTACCTAAATACCCCGGTGACGATGGCGAGATATACATGACCGTTGACCTCTCAGGCTTTGAGACGGTTAAGAAGCGTCACGGCAAGACCCTGGACGATACCGCGATTGCAGTAGTCGAGGTCGGCAGCGCCGGGTGGTACGTGCACGACATTATTACCGGGCGGTGGGATGTCAGGGAAACCGCCATCAGAATTCTACGCGCAGCCCAGGTCTATAAGCCACGAGTAATAGGTATCGAGAAAGGCCCGTTAAAGCAGGCAGTCGCGCCTTATATGGTCGATAACATGAAGCGCTTAAACGTCTTCCCGGCCATTGCCGAGTGTACGCACGGCTCCAAGAATAAGCAGGGGCGTATCGAATGGGCGCTACAAGGCCGACTCGAACAGGGCCGACTGACCTTCAAAGATGGCGCATACATTAAGAAATTCCGCGAGCAAGCGGCAGATTTCCCTAACCCGATGGCTCATGACGACATGCTGGACGCACTCGCCTACGTTGACCAAGTGGCCGTAGCGAATTACATGGGAGAGGACGCAGTGACGAATGATTTTGAATTCCTAGACGATGTAGCGGGTTACTAATGTGATTAGCGGACTAGAACCACGCAAAGATAAGCCCTTATCAATGGGCAACCCATTAGTGTCTTGGGTGCTACAGCAGGTAGAACCGTGGGAGATCTGGCGGGATGGGCAGTACAAAGCTGCTTGGGACGAATATTATCGAATATGGCGTGGAAAATGGAATGCCAAAGACAAAGACCGTCAGGTGGAACGCTCAAAAATCATCGCCCCCGCTACACAGCAGGCAGTCGAGGCGCAAGTGGCCGAGATGGAAGAATCTATCTTCGCTCGGAAGCGATGGTTCGATACCGAAGGGTTCGACCCTACGGGTGACCCCGACCTCGATGCTGAGGCGTCTGAAATCCTCCTAGAGTTTTTATCGGAAGATTTAGAACACGCGAATATTAAGCAGGTCGTCAGTGAAGCGATTCTGAACGGTGCGCTATACGGCACTATGATTATGAAGGTGACGGTCGAGAAAGTCCGCGAAGCTAAACCTATCTTCGGGCAAGGCTTGCAGTTCGAAGAAAACATCGTGACTAAAGTGAGCGCGGTAGACCCGCAGAACTTCGTGATTGACCCGGCAGCGACGACCGTTAACGACTCCCTCGGATGCGCTCACATTTATGTGCAGCCGACTCATCTCGTTAAAGATCAGCAGTCAGAGGGTATTTATGAAAAAGGCTATCTGGGCGACCTGGAGCATAGCCTTTATAGCGATACCAGAGAAGAATCCCGCCCAGTCGATGAGAAAGGCACCGAGATAATTGAATGGCATGGCAAAGTCCCGAAAGGCTTGCTAAGCAAACGCACTAATTTATTCGATAAGGTCGAATATGACGAAGATGACGAGCTAGTCGAGGCTATCGTCATTATCGCCAACCGGGACAAGCTACTGCTTTCGGCAGAAAACCCGTTTGTGATGAAAGACCGGGGTTTTGTCGCGTGCCAGTGGGATACCGTCCCTAATCGTTTTTGGGGGAGAGGCATTGTCGAA